CCATACAGATTAACTCCGCCGAACACTTGTTCATTGAAAATGAAAATACCAAGGACATTATTCTAAGAGCCAACAACCAAAACGCTCTCAGGGTAATTGGCTCTCAAAGGAGAGTTGTAATCGGTTCTGTTTCTAAAACTGTGGCAAGCGCACAGTTGGATGTTGAAGGAAGCGCTGTTGTGAGTGGTTCGTTTACAGTTTCCGGCTCCGGAGCAGTCCAGAGGAAAACAGTGATAGATCAGACCCACGTTTCAAGCTCGCTTAATATCTCTGGCGCCGTTTTCTATGGTGGTGGTGCTGGGTTGTCCAATATACCTGCGGCCGCTGTTACGCCTCCGGGCACCAACAGACATGTTATATTTAATAATGCTGGCCAACTTGATGCAAATGCAGGACTTACCTTTGCGCCCCAAGCAGCCCCTTTCGCTGCCAAGTTGTCGACAACGGGACACCTCTCAGCCTCTTTGGGTCTATCCGGATCAGCGGTATATGCAGGTCAGGGCATCGTTGTCCGCGCCGGAACAGGTTTGGCAACAGTCATAGATGGAACGCATGTATCTAGTTCTCTTAATATCTCTGGATCTAGAATTTATGCGGGCGGAGTAGAACTGTTGCCTCCAACGGTCAGAACATATACAAACGCTACAGACAATAGAGTCTTAACTTCGGTCGACTCAGACACAATTAATGGCGAATCAAATTTAACCTTTGATGGAACCACTCTGACTGTTAATGGAAACTCCACAGTTATGAACAATTCTAACGTTTCCAACCACATGACAGTAACAGGCAATTTGCATGTTGGTGCTAAGGCTGACAACCCATTGGTTCAACTTTGTGTGACCGGATCGAAAAGCTCAATCTTGGCGCTGTATGAATCTGATATGGAACGCTGTATTTTGGGTGTTAGCGGATCTGGAAAAGTTATACTCGGCGGCCGCCCACAAGTTGGAGATTTGCTACTTGCTGGAAAGTTTAACATAAGCGGCTCTACTTCGGAAATTTTAGTGAGTATCAAGAGCCCGGCCAAAACCGATATTTTGCGTGTCGAGGGCGATGGTGAAGTAGAAATGTCCGGAGAACTCAATGTAACAGGCTCAATCCGCGGCAAACAATTACACTACACAACCCACAAGTGGACACCATCTGACAACTCTGCTCAATATTTACAGTTTGACTCGAATGGTTCAACAACCTCCCCCGGCGCTAACAATAAGATGGTGACACCTCACAGTGGTACACTAAGCAAGGTGATTGTTCGTTGTACAAGTGCTGGCGGAGACACAGTTATAGGTTTTCATAAAGCCTCGAATGGAACACAAGATATATCAGGCACAGCGACAAAGGAGATGTCAGTTGCTATCTCTGCTGCAAATACATCATATACGGTCACCTTTCCTGCATCTTCTGCTGGTTTTCTCTCCGGAGACATTGTTGGTATCAAAGTCAACCCCACTAGTGATCCCGGCAACGCCATTGCAACCTGTGTTTGGGAATTTGACCAGAACAACTAATTGACACACTACAAAAATGGACTTTTGTGAGTCTTCGCACTATTTATTTTGAGCAAATCTCACTTTAGGAGCACTATTAATGTCAAGCTTATTAAAAGAAGCAATTATCGATGCCAAAGCGTTACGCGAATCCGCACTTAAGAACGCAGAAACATCAGTTATTCAAAAATATTCCGAAGAAGTTAAGGCAACTTTGGAAAAATTATTAGAACAGGATGAATTAGGGGCTGAAACTGCCGTTAAAACTGTTGTTAAAAATGTACCACTTGCCGCAACGGATGATTTGGCAGAAGAAGAGGGCGAAATCCCTGCTGGCATGCAAGAATCCGGCGAAGAAGTGCCGATCAGTGTTGACTTAGATGCGCTCCAAGAAGCTGTCACCGCATTAGCGTCAGAATTAAGTGAAGATGAGGAAGTTGAACTCAGTGAAGACGAATCTGAAGAAATCACCGAGGACGAAGAGATTGAGATCAACGAAGAAGACATCGCTGCCCTCTTTGAAGAAGAGGAAGAATTAAGCGAAGACGAATCCGAAGAAATTACTGAAGAAGAAGAAGCCGAGATTACCGAAGAAGAGCTTAATGCTGATGCTTTGGTTGATGCCATCATGGAAAAGCTTACTGTCGATATGGGTGCTGATCTGTCTGGCTGGGCTGGGCGTTCGGCCGACTCCGTTAAACACGAAATGGAAAAAGAAATGGCCCGTCGACGTTCTACAGACGTAGAAGAAGATATGAAGACTTTAAAGAAAGCACAAGAGGAAGTTGTTTTCGAAAATAAACAACTTACTGAAAAACTTTCAAAATATAAGGGAGCCTTGGGAGAATTGCAAGAAAACTTGCAAAATGTAAACCTTTCAAACGCTCGCTTGTTGTACACGAACCGTGTTCTTAGAAATACCTCCCTAAATGAGCGACAAAAAGAAAAGATTGTCGAAGCAATTTCTAATGCTGGTTCAGTAGCCGAAGCGCGTACTATTTTTGAGACCCTTCAAAGCGCAGTGGAGACGAAGCCTAGGCAACGTCCACAATCACTGAGCGAAGCAATCAGCAATAAGCGTTCTTCTGTTATTCGTGCTTCCCGTCAGGAAAGCACAAACTCGGATCCTTTCCAAGAAAGGATGAAGAGACTAGCAGGTATCAAATGATACAAATACAATTAATAGGAGGTATTTAAAAATGGCTGGTATTATTGAGCGATTGACCGAAGGTGTTGTTAATCGCGATATGCGTGCTGAGGGTCATGCCCTTCTCTCCAAGTGGGAGAAAACAGGTCTTCTTGAAGGACTTGGGAATGATCGTCACAAGAGTTCAATGGCACGCTTGCTTGAAAATCAAGCAAAAGAACTCCTCCGCGAGAGCAGCAGTATGTCTGCAGGAGATGTCGAAGGTTTCGCCGCCGTCGCATTCCCCATTGTTCGTCGCGTTTTTGCAGGCTTGATCGCAAACGATCTTGTTTCTGTGCAACCTATGAGTCTCCCATCGGGTCTCATTTTCTTCCTTGACTTCGTGTTCTCTCCCAACTTGGGAACGAACCAAGACAAGGAAAGATTTGGCAACGTTGCCGATAAGTCGATCTATGGTACAGACCGTGTCGGTGCACAAATCACAGGTGGTGTGAACTTGGTTGGTGACTTCAAAGAAGATCAATCTGGTCCGCGTACATCTGCTCGTGGTTATGCATACGCTAGTCCGTTATCAGCAATCACGGTGTCGTCGTCTATTGATGGATTTGAATTCACTGGTTATCGCCTTGACACCGCTTCTGAGAAGCGTCAAAAGGATCTAGAGTACGACGCAGACTTGATGGCACTTTCGTCTTCTGGTGAAACCCGATACGTTCTTCGTGTTGGTGTTCCAAACGGAGCGTTGACATCTTCGAATGGCTCTCAGTTTGACTTTGACAACTTGTCAGCTGTCAGTGCTTCGATTGAGAGTCTTGCGGCTACCTTTAACCATGCGTTCACCGCTGCTACTACTAAGCAAATTCGTCGCCTCACCCGTCAGACTGGTTCTAACGGTGATGTTAGACTTTACTTCGTATCGTCTATTGACTGCTCGTCAGCTGCGTTGAAGCCCGGTTCGGCCACTCAGAAAATCAAGCTCGAAATGCCGATCATCGATAATCTGAAGGCGTCTAACGCTCTTGGCTCTGTTGTTGGTGCAACCGACTGGGGACTGGAAGGAAGCTCTAACATTCCTGAGATCGATATCAAGGTTGATTCGATTGCTGTCACCGCACAAACCAAGAAGCTCAAGGCCAAGTGGACTCCGGAATTAGGACAAGATCTTAATGCCTACCACAACCTTGATGCAGAGGTTGAGCTTACTAGCATCCTTTCGGAGCAAATTGCTCTCGAAATCGATCGCGAGATCCTTGCTGACCTCGTAAGCGGTGCTACTGCTGAGACTCGTTACTGGGCGCGTGCTCCGGGCATGTTCCTTGATTCGAACGGTAATGAAATTGGTGCGTCTGCTAAGGCTCCCGACTTCACCGGTACAGTGTCTGAGTGGTATGAAACCCTCGTTGAGACAATCAACGATGTTTCTGCACAGATCCATCGCAAGACTCTGCGTGGTGGTGCTAACTTTGTGGTCGTTGGACCTGAAGTTGCCAACATCCTTGAGTTCACTGCAGGATTCCGTGCATCCGTTACTGCTGATGATGAGACCGGCTCTATCGGCGCTGTAAGCGTCGGTTCGTTGAGCAAGAAGTTTGACGTCATTGTTGACCCATACTTCCTGCGTAACGTCGTTCTCGTCGGACGTCGAGGAAACAGCTTCCTCGAAAGCGGATATGTGTACGCTCCGTACGTACCACTGCAAACTACACCCACAATCTTCGGACCTGAAGACTTCGTGCCACGTAAGGGCGTTATGACCCGTTACGCGAAGAAGATGGTTCGTCCAGATATGTACGGTCTAGTCGTTGTGCGTGGTCTCTTGGGTCAAGGCGGCGCTTAATAGCTGACTAACCCATAATTAAAAAAGCCTCCTCGTTTTTACGGGGAGGCTTTTTGCTTATCACTGCACTACTTAATATTGAAAAGAACATAACTAATTTGTTCATACTTAAGGAGACCTTTCAAAATGGCCTACAGCCCCAATATCGACCGATTAAAGAAATTTCTGAAAAATTTCACAATTGACACTTCCACATTCACAACTGCTAATGTTACAAATGCAAATATTACCAACATTAGTGGTTCAAGTTCAGCTAATACCACGTTAAATATTAAAACTGTGGTCACCAAGCTTAATGGCGCTGGACCATGTGCCACCAGCACAACGGGATCTAATGGAGAGGCACAAATTTTGGGCATTCAGCAGGGCACATCTACACATGGCTTCTATACATACCAAGAAGAAGTAAGTATTGTCGGGACTCTCCGCGGAGCAATCGATCAAACTTGCATTGCTCAATTGTCCAAGAAGCTGCCGAATAACTCAAAGGTCATAAGCGCAGGTCTCACAATTAATGATCGTTCGGATCAGTCAAGTGTTCTTGTTGGGTTGGCTCTCGACAACGCCACCGTTGCTCAGGGTGCAGTATTATCATCTCCAACAGAGATTATCTCGGATAGTGTGGGCTCTGGCGCCCTTCAGGCTGGCGCCGGCGGCACAGACGACGATAGTGAGGCCTATGCCGGCGCCCCGCTCGACGTGGGTGACAATATCAATTTGTATCTCCACACTAATGGCACTGGCGCAACCGAAGCAACTGGCTCAGTTGGTAGTGTGTTGGTTACAGTTAACTACTACGGTAGCGGACCACCCACCGACGTATAATAGGTACGTTAAGAATTTAAGGCCCCTTATTTGATAGGGGCTTTTTATTTGCAGGCAAAAAAGCAAAAATGTCGATCTGCTAAATTTTTTCCCCGGTAAATTTTTGAGATTTTCGTTTTTAAGTTTTTTGAACTATTTATAATAACACCACTACATAGGAGATTGTTATGGGTAAAAAATGGAAAAAATTGCTAATGATGCGAAAAAAGGAAGCTGCAGCAGCTGCTCAAGAAGCACCTGCACCAGTAGTCGAAGCACCCGCACCAGTAGTTGAAGCGCCACCGGCACCAGTAGTCGAGGAAGTCGTCGACACATTTGTTGAGAAAAAAGATAGCCCTAAAAAGGCTGCCCCAGCAAAAAAAGCAAAAGCCAAAAAAACTTCTTCTAAAAAGTGATTAACAAATAATCGTATTTATTACAATCCCCCTGATTACGTTAGGGGGATTTTGTTTTTCGCTTTACTACTTAAGATTAGGAGTCTTTATGTATGCCCACAAACCTCAAGCCAGTCTCACAGACTAGTGCCATTGTCCTGCCATCTACCGGTTCTGCTGGAGATGTCGCATCCACGCTTCCAATTGGAACTTACGTCAGTTCAAGTGCGTTTCTAACCGGCGCCGCCGCTCAAGTTTCTTATGTATATAGAAAATTAGGTGGTGATGTAGTTGATATTGAACTTACACCGGCAAATGTTTACGCTGCCTATGAAGAAGCAGTACTGGAATATTCATACATTATTAATATGCACCAAGGAAAGAACTCTCTTTCCACTATTCTGGGACAGACAACAGGAACATTTGATCACAAGGGTGATCTTCAAACAGGCCCCACCGGCAGTAATATAAAGTTCCCACGATTTAGTCTGGGTTACTCACAACGCATCGGCGATGGTGCTGCCACAGCCGGCGGCTTCGGAGGTACCGTCCCTCAATATTCAGCATCCTTTAGGATTCAAAAAGACAAGCAAGACTACAATCTTCAATCAATCATTCAAGAGGCTTCAAAAACTGGTACAGATCAGGCCGGCAGAAAGGTCGGATATTCCGGAATGATTGGTGAATCTAGGATTCGTGTTACAAGAGTTTTTTATCGCTCTCCAAGAGCAATGTGGCGCTTCTATGGCTATTATGGCGGTGTGGGTGTCGTAGGAAATTATTCGACATACGGACAATATGCGGATGACTCTACATTCGAGGTTATCCCCACTTGGCAGAACAAAATGCAAGCAATCATGTACGAAGACTCGATTTACACAAGAACATCACACTATTCGTATGAACTAAATGGTGCGAATCTTAGACTATACCCTACTCCTAGTGATTATGGGTTTGATCACTTGCAAGATGAAATATGGCTTAGGTTTTATATAGATAGCGATGCATATGCCACCGGATCATATGATGCTGGCGTATTGGGCGTAAACAATATCAACACCATCCCGTTTGACAACCTCCCGTTTATCAACATTAACTCAATGGGACAACAATGGATTCGAAAATACTCTTTAGCTGTCTGTAAAGAAATGCTTGGGCAGATTCGAGGAAAGTTTACAACTATGCCGATACCCGGCGAAAGCGTTACAC